CAAGAGTTTAGAAGTACCACTTATCGTACAGAATATTACATCTAAGCTAATCAATGCAAGAGCTATTGCTTATAAGAATACACCAGCAAGAACCAATGAATCATATCTTGAGAGTGTATCAAACTTAGATCAATCAATGCTTACTGCTGAAAGATTGACGTATCTGTTAGGTTCACATTTACTTAAAAGCAGATACAATGAAGAAACAAAGAAGATTGAATACGATCAAATAATTGAGTTTGAACCATTGTTCGAGCCTAGAAGCAGAGAGCCATTTGGTTATATCTACCCTATATACAATCATGGACAGACTAGAGATGATAAAGTTGTCTACGCTTACTGGTCTGAAACAGAGCATTTTCTTGTAGATCAAAACGGAAACATTGAATCGGTCAATGAGGAGAATGTAAATCCTTATGGTATCTTACCTTTTACTATTTGCCATCGCCATCCATACACAACTGACTTTATGCGTAATGGAGCTACAGATATTATAAATGCTAACTTAATGATAAATCTATTGATGACTGAATTAGGATTGGCTATGAGATTACAAGCTCTAGGCCAACCAGTTATATCTGGAGTAGATCAAATGAATCAAGTTGCCTTAGGTGTTGATAAACCAATGATTCTTCCAGAGGGAGCTTCATTTAACTTTGTTTCTCCAGGTGGAAACTTATCACAATACATAGATTCAATACGTTTCTATGTTGATTCAGTAGCTTATAACAATAACCTCAAGGTCAAGTGGTCAGTAGGTCGTGAGTCTTTTGTAAGTGGTGAAGCATTAAAGATGGCAGAGATAGACTTAACGGAAGCAGTTATGGGTGATTATCAAATGATTTGGAGGAGTGCAGAAAATAGAAGATTTCAAACTGATAGAAGAATATTAGAAGTGCATGGCATAAACATTCCTGATGAGTTTAGTGTTGATTTCTCAGAGCCTAGATTCCCATTGACTGCTAAAGAAGAACGAGATCAGTGGACTTGGGAGTGGGGTAATGATTTATCCAAACCTAAAGATTGGCTAAGAAAGTATAATCCAGATATGAGCGAAGAAGAAATAGATGAGATGGTAGCAGAGATGCAACCAGAAGCTGAAGCACCAGCACCATCATTAGGAGATATATTAGGTGGCTAATGGCTTATAGTCCAGACAGATTCGCTAATAAATACGAAGCAGCTTTGAATAAGATTGCAGCTCTATATGCTAGAACGATTGATTCTGGTGCAGATATAAACCAGCTGTTAGTTGCTATTGGAAACATTGACTTCAAAGATTTGTTTGAGAATCAACTTGGATTCAGTACAGAATTACAAAGTGTGGCTAATTCTTATTTAGATGCGTTAAGGGATATGGATGGATTTGCTGATGTGGATGAAACAATCCTAAGAGCATTAGTGGAAAGTGATTTAAATGTTTATCGTTCAAAGTTTGATAATACTTATGTACAAATGAAAAGTTTGTTTACTGACTCAATCATCAATGGTTTACCAAGAGAAGCATTTGTTGATCAATTAACAAAGGGTCAATTCGGTGTATTATCCAAAGTTCAAGCAGAAGCATTGTATAATGATTCATTAGCAAAGTTTAATAGATCAGTTATTAAGCAAATGGCTAAGAACGCACCAGCTAATCTTTTATATGTCTTTACTGGTCCAATAGATACAAGAACCTCAGACGTATGTATGCAAATTCTTGCAGCTGGACCAATGACACTTTCTCAGATCAATAACAGATTCCCTGGCACATTCGAGAATGGTGGGCATTTTAATTGTAGGCATCAGTTTAGAAGATTCACAAGTAAGGGAATGTATAAGCAAAATAAAATTGAACAAGTATTTGAAGATAGAGATTTAACGCAAAGAACAAGTTTATAATGGCTAGAGTAAAACCACTTAACGAAATTGCAGATATTAAATTAAGAACCTTAGAGGATATTGCTGATGCTTCTGCTAATGAAGTAAGAAGCCAAGTCAGAGATAAGGGAATTATTAAAGGTAAATATTCTCCAAAATATGCAGAGCTTAAATCAAGAAAAGGAAGAGCATCAAGACAAACATCATATATCGATTTAACTTTTAGTGGTAACACATTAGATAGCTATATGAGGATTGATGGCGAATCAAATAAAAGAAAGCAAGTGGTAGGTTTTACAAGTCAGGAAGCTGCAAACGTAGCAAGGGGATGGGATAAGAAAGGCTATAATTTATTTCAATCATCGGTAATAAAAGCCATTGAAAAAAACATAGATAATGCTATTGGAAAAGAATTGAAAAAAAACTTTGATCAGGCATCTGGTCGAATAACAATAACAATATAACTCACAAAAGAGGTTACAAAATGAGCGAAAAAACGCAACTCGATAATCCTGAGGTAAAAAGTGATTCCTTCGATAATCAAGAAGTAAAAACTGATTCCGTAGAAAGCAACGAAACAGCTAATAGTTATACTGTTCCAGGTCATGTTCTTGGTAAGCAAAAAGAAAAAACACAAGCATTAGAGCTTGAATTGCAAGAGCTTAAGAAACAGATAAAAGAAAAGGAAACCATTGAAGCTGAAGAGAAAGAAGATTGGAGAAATCTTTACGAAGAAACAAAATCTGAAAGAGATAAGTTCCAAGCTGATGCTCAAAAGTTTCAAGCGATTGAACAATCAAGGAAAGAAAGATTGCTCGAAAGTTTTCCAGAGAATTTAAGGGAGAAAATGTCTGCCTTAGATTCCGATACCCTGGAACAAATGAAAAATGAATTTAATAATAAAGTTCCTCAAACTGATAATAGTGGTGGAGGTGTTTCTGGTGGCAAGGTTTTGAGTTGGAAAGACTTAAAACCAAGTGAGCGTAAAAAGAACTTTGCCGACATCATGAGAGGAAAAAAATAAAGGATATATATAAATGGCTGAAGTAACAACCACTACTGCTGCTGTGTTTATTCCTGAGGTGTGGGAAGAGGCTATCCTCGACTACGCTGAAAGACAGTTTAGAATTAAGAATCAAGTAACAAACGTTTCTGACGTTGCAAGTGGAGATACTATCCATGTGCCTCGTGTAAGTGAAGAAACTGCTGGTACTCTAAGTTCTGGATCGGCTGTTTCATTTGGAGCAAACACAGATGGCGAAGTGCAAATCTCAATGGATTCTCACATTGTTGAGGGTAAAAGAATTGGTGATCTCGTAAGGGTGCAAAGCTCTTATGACCTCTTCAATCTCTATTCACGCTCAATGGGCTACTCCGTAGCTAAAAAGATCGAGAATGTGTTAGCATTATTAATGCAAACTGCAACTGCTAACGATGTAAGTCTTGGAACCGATAACACTTTCACAACTGCTAAAGTTCGTGAAGGACTTCAAAAGCTATTAGATCAAGGTGTTGATTACACTATGGGAGATACATTCTTCTACGCATCACCAGCTGGATTTATGAGCCTAGCATCTCTTGGAGAGTTCTCCGATTACGAGAAGCGAGGTCCAGAAGATGGAGGTGGCTCTGGTCCAAATATCAACGGAATGATTAAAAAAATCTATGGCATGGAAGTTTATGCTAGTGTTGATTGGGATGATGACGGAGGTTCTGGAGATGAAACAGGAACTATCTTCACAAGAGATTCAATTCTCTATGCAGAACAGTTTCCACTTCGTGTACAGCAAAGCTACAACTTAGAATACTTAGCAACCGAATTGGTCGTAGATCAATTAATCGGTGCAGCTCTACATCAAGCAACCGATGCAGCAGCGTGTCAAGTTGTAAACTTCAACAATCCTTAATCGGATAGTTGTTTTTTATATGGATGGTGGGGCATATTATTTATGCCCCTCATCTGAAACCTTTTAAAAATTAGGAAATGCTATGGCAACAGATTTAACCAATGTAGCAGTATCAACTGGATATACTCAGCTACTACATATTGACGGAGGAATTGGAGGTTCGGTCAATCGTATTTATGATGGCGATGGTACAGGTTCGCCATTAGAAATTTCTTCAACGACTGTACAGATTAAAGATGGCTCATTTGATTTTAATGTGGCATCTCACGATGGAACCAATGGACTAAAGTTAGGGGGAACTTTAGTAACTGCAAGTGCAACAGAATTAAATTATGTAGATGTTTCAAGCATTGGTACTGCTGAAGCAAGTAAAGCAATCATCCTTGATAGCAATAAAGATATTACTGGCATACGCAATCTAACTGCAACTGGCACAATCCAAGCTGCAAACTTTACTGGAACTGGCAACACCACGATTGGTAATGCAGCAGATGATACGATTGCTATGAATGCAACAATCACGACCGATCTTATCTTTGAAGGCTCAAGTGCAGATGCGAATGAATTAACACTTACTCCAGGTAATCCAGGAAGTGATATTACAATTACTTTACCAAGTGCAACCGATACTCTTGTTGGTCGTGCAACTTCAGACACTTTAACAAATAAGGGCATAGACGCAGATAATAATACGTTATCGAATATTGAGGTAGATAATTTAAAATCTGGTGTTTTAGATACCGATATAAGCTCTGTAAGTGGTTCTGATGATACAATCGCTAGTGCAAAAGCAATTAAAACATATATTGATGCACAAGTAACTGCTCAAGATTTAGATGCAACAACTGATAGTGGAACGATTGCTATTGATCTGGATTCAGAAACATTAACAATAGCTGGTGGCGAGGGTATCGATACGAGTGCAACTTCAAACACAATCACGATTGCTGGTGAAGATGCAAGTACATCTAATAAAGGTGTTGCATCATTTAACTCAGATAACTTCTCAGTTAGCTCTGGTGCAGTTTCAATTAAAGATGATGGTATTACACTTGCAACCGAAACTACTGGAGATTTTGTCCAAAATATTACTGGGGGAACTGGTATAGACTCAACTGGTGCAACCTCAGGAGAAAATATTTCTCACACTTTATCAATAGACCTAAATGAGTTAGCAACCGAAACAAGCATAGCTGATGATGATTTTATTGCTATGGTAGATGCAACCGATAATGGCTCTGGTAAAATAACTTTTGAAAATTTAGAAGATGCGATATTTGCCTCTGTATCTGGTGATATAGCTATAGCAGAAGATGGGGCTGCAACGATACAAGCCAATAGTGTCGCCCTCGGTACAGATACAACTGGAAATTATGTTGCGACAATAGCAGATTCAGGTGGTGGGGGAATCACAGTTGCCAATAGTGGATCAGAAAGTGCAGCAGTAACACTCGAATTAGATATAAAAGGACTAACAGAAGATTCAATCGCTAGTGGTGATTTTATAGCCTTTTCTGATGAAGGCGAGTCAGGTGATCCAGCTAATAGAGATACGATTGATGATGTAGCAACATTATTTGCTGGTACTGGCCTAACTGCTTCAAGTGCAGTAATTAGCGTTGATGCAAGTCAAACACAGATAACGAGCGTTGGAACTTTAGATGCTGGTGCGATTAGCTCTGGTTTTGGAAACATTGATATTGGTTCAAGCACAGCAAACTTTGGAGCAACGACAGTTGATAGCTTAAGCGTTTCTGATGGTAATGTTACGAATGTAGGCGATATTGCTCTTGATAGTATTTCAGCTGATGGTAATGATATTAACGTAGCGATTACTGACAACCGAGCTTCTGCATTTGAAATAAAACAAGGCTCAGATAAATATTTTGGAATAAATACAACAACAAGTGGAGATGTCATACAGATTGGTACTGGTATTAGTGGAACAGCTATAACTATTGGACACTCAACTTCGGAAACAACTATCGCAGATAATTTAACAGTTACTGGTAATCTAAAAGTAAATGGCGACCAAGTAATTCAAAATGTTTCAACAATGGCTGTAAACGATCCAATTATTTCTTTACAAACTGGAACTGATGGGGCAGCATTAGGTGCAGACACCAACAAAGATGTTGGATTGGCCATGTTCTATCATACTGGAAGTGCAGCCAAAACTGCTTTCTTAGGTTTTGATGATTCTGCTGGTAAGCTAACATTCGTACCTGATGCGACTATTTCAAGTGAGGTCGTTAGTGGAAGCGTTGGAACAATGGTCGCAAATCTTGAGGGTAATGTAACTGGAGATTTAACTGGTACAATTCAAACAGCAGCTCAAACAAGCATAACAAGTGTTGGAGCTTTGGATGGTGGCAGTATAACAAGTGGGTTTGGTGCAATAGACACTGGCTCAAGTAACATAACAACAACTGGTGTCGGAACTTTTGGATCACTCGACATAAGTGGTAATGTTGATGTAGATGGAACTTTAGAAGCAGATGCAATAACAGTAAACAGCACAGCATTAGATGAGTTTATCTCAGATACAGTTGGAGCTATGGTTGGCTCAAATACTGAAACTGGAATTGCAGTTACTTATGATGATTCAGATAATACCTTAGACTTTGTACTAGGTGCTTCTCAAACTTCTCTAACCTCTGTATTAAACGCAAGTTTAGTAGCTGGTAGAGATGCAGATAATCAAATCAAATTTAGTACAGACGATCAGATAATCTTTAGAGTTGCTGGTGGCGATGGTGTTACGATGAAAGCAAGTGGCGAGATTGAGGCGACCTCTTTGGATATTTCTGGCGATATAGATGTTGATGGCACAGTAGGTATTGGCGTTACCTCACCAGAAACACCTTTGGCTTTTGAACCTTCAGACACAACAACTGCAACAGAAGGTATTAAGTTTCAAAATTCAAGTAGTACAAGCGATGCTATTGTACAGCCTTGGAAATTTGCTTCTGGAATGGGTTTGATATTAGGAAGTAATTTTTACATAGACACTTCTGGTAATGTAAATAGATTTAATTCATCAGAAGAAAGTAGTGGAATTTTAATAGACCCAAGAGGAACGCTAACCTTTTCTACTGGTGGAACTGGTGCAAATGCTTCTGTTGCTATGACCATAGACAGTTCACAACGAGTAGGCATAGGCACAACAAGTCCACAAAATGATGTAAGTGGATTGCATATTTCAGTAGCTGCAAGTACAGACCAATTATATCTTGAAAGAACTGGAAGTGGTACTGGTAGATATTATCTTGGCACATCTAACAACTCATTCTTCATAGTAGATGATGCACAAACTGCAACCAGACTTACCATAGATGGCTCTGGAAATACTGAGTTTTCAGGAGCAATTACAGCAGGAGATGACATCACACTTGCAAACAATAAATACTATCAAGTTAAAGATACTGCTGGTTCTGCAATAAGGCTTCTTGGTTTAGACAATAGTGATAATATTTATATGGGCTTTGTTGATGATGCAAATGGTACAGGTTCATTGAATCTTAGAACTGCTGGAACAAATGCTCTGACCATAGACAATTCACAAAATGTAGGTATTAACGAGGATACACCAACAACAAAACTTGATGTTAGGCTTGATAGTACAAGCACAGATTTAACAGCAGATTACGCTATGTTTATTAACAATCAAACTGGTGCTGTTTCAGATAGACACGCTACAATAGGATTTGGTACTTATAACAATGGTGGATTAACAAATGTTTTTGGAGCAGTAGCAGAAGGAACAGGAGCGCAAAGTGGATTTGCTTTTCTAACACACAATGGTGGTGCTTTAACTGAAAAAGTTAGAATTTCAAATGATGGCGACGTAGGTATTGGAACATCTCCAACTGATGTAAAAGGTTTGCATATTAAATCAGATGAAGATTCTGATTTTGTAATGTTAAAACTAGAAGCAGATAGCACAACAAGAGATGCTTCTATGAGTTTTATTACCAGTGGTGGCAATACTTTTTCAATGGGCATTGATGCTTCTGATTCTGATAAATTTAAAATATCTGATAATGCAACTTTAGGAACAAATGATAAATTAGTTATAGACAGTTCTGGCAATGTAGGTATTACTGACAGCTCACCTTCAACTGCATTAACTAGCTTTGGTTCTGCTTCAAGAGGTTTATCTATAAAAAACGTACAACCTACAATAGCATTAACAGACACAGATGCAACTGGGGCTTTTTGGATAGCTAATGTAGGAGGTCAAAGTTATTTACAAAACAATGTTAGTGGTTCAATATATAGATTTTTAACAAGTGATGGTGAAAAATTACGTATTCTCAATGGTGGTGGTATAACATTTAATGGCGATACAGCAGCAGCAAATGCTCTTGATGATTATGAAGAAGGTACAATAACACCTACTTTGCTTGGTTCGAGTAGTAATCCAACACAAGTTTACGCAGCAAGAGGTGGTCATTATACTAAAATTGGCAACAGAGTTTTTTATACAATAAGAATTCTAATGAATAGTAGTGGTGTTTCAGCAGGTTCTGGAAATTTAACTATTGCAGGATTGCCATTTACTGTCAAAGATGATGTTAATAATCATGGAGCAGTTGTCGTTGGAGTTTCATCGAACTTTCTTACAGGGCAGCATGGTTCGCCAACGTCAGGATTTCATAGTGCTGCTAATACAGTTGTAGGTTTAGTGGTTTATGATAATGATAGTGGTAATATAGGACAAACATTTGATGCAGATGCAGCAGATGTACAGAATAACACTTCACTTACTATCTCTGGTCATTATATAGTATAATAAATTTTTAATTGGATAATTAAATGGAAAAATAGGAGTAAAGAATGGCTTTAACAAAAGAAAAATCATACGATTACGAAATCAGAACTAAATACAAACATATTCAAGAAAGAGAAAAAACAGCAATAATAGAAGATGGTGTTGAAATATCCTCATCTTTTCATCGCAGAGTTTTAACTCCAGATATGGATGTATCAAATGAGTCTGACGAAATAAAAGGTATGGCAAATGCACTTTGGACTGATGCAGTTAAAAAAGCATGGGATAATAAGTTAAAATCTAATGCGTAAAAAACTAAACGAATTTGCAAACTTTGACAGAGCAATTCACGCAGTAGTGTTGCTTGGGTTTTTCTTTGCTGTTATGTTTAGTATTTTTAGTTGTGAAGATATACGAATTGGTAAAACTAGAGAAGAAATTAACAGAGATTTATCACGCACGATGTTTGAAGTAGATAGCATTCTAAATGATATACAATATCAGCTTGATTCAACAGGTATAGATGGAACGTATTACCTTAATATGCAAAGAATTAATAATGGCTCTAATTAGAATACTATTTGTTTTAACTGTTTGGATTTTTATTGCAAGCTGTACTAACACCTCGCAAGGTTTAATGATTGTAGATGTAAATGGTACAAAGCATTTCCATACGTTGAGCAGAGTAACTAACATTGGTGACAGCATAAGGTTTTGCGAATTACACGATACTTGGGAGTATGTAAATAAAAAATGAAGAATTGTTGTTGTTGTTGTTGTAAGTGTAAAAATGGCTAACGCAATAAGTGAAGATGCTCAAATTCACATTTCTGTGGCTTTTCTTATCAAAGCTATGGTGGCAGTTGCGATTGTTGTTGGAAGCTGGTATCAAGCACAAATGAAATTTGCAGAGCATCAAAGAAGAATCGAAGATTTAGAAAATAAGTTTACTGTATTGAGTGCTAGTGTAGAAGGCATGGAAACGCAACACATACAGAAACTAGAAGAAGAAAACCGAACCTTGTTACAAAGGCTCAAAATAAAAAAGTAAGGAAACGTAATGGCAAAAAAACAAAAACAAGAAGAAAAAAAGCCAGTAGTTGTTCTTGACGAAAAAGAATACGAAATCGAGAACATGGCTGATGATCAAAAAGTAATGTTGGCACATATCCAAGATTTGCAACGCAAAATTGATGGGGCAACCTTTAACTTGCAGCAACTTCAATATGGTCGTCAAGCCTTTGTTAATGCACTTAAAGAGGCATTAGAAAAGGAAGAATAAATGGGAATAGAGTCTTTTGAAACTTTAGGCTTTGCTGGACTTTCTGCTGTCCTTTTATGGACTGTGTTTAAATGGATGACTGGAGAGCTTAATAAAAAAATAGATGATTTGCAGAATATAATTATAAAGCTAATTGATTCTAAAAATTTAATGATGGATAAGTTTCAAGAGTTAAATGATGAAGTTACAGATCAACTTAACTACATCGAAGCAAAACTCGGAAATGGTCGTGGATCAAAACAAAGAAGAAAATCTGGAAAATGAAAGTTGAAGAATACAGAGCCGAAATGAAAACCTTGTTAGTTAGGTTAGATACCAGACAAGAAGAAATATTTCATAGGCTAAGTAGGATTGACTTACATTTAGAAAAATTAAATTCTAAAGTGGCGATCCACGAATCAGATTTGGTAAGAATAAAAACAGTCGGAATGATTGCAGTGATAATCGTTCCAGTCGTAATAAATGTAATTATGAGGAGTATATAGTGGCTGAATTTTTTAGTACAAACTGGGAGTGGTTTTTATTAGCCTTTATGGTTTGTGAGAAATTGGTAAAGCTATCACCAACAGATAAGGATGATATTGTTTTGGATATTGTTTGGAGTAGCATAAAGAAAGTTGTAGGGAAGAAATAATGTTAAAAAGATTAATTAAGAGCCTTGTTAAAAAACATGGAATGAAAGGTCTTTTGATAAAGATTGGCGATTGGGCAGTTAAAAGCAGCCCAAACAAAGAAGATGACAAAGCATGGAACGAAGTAGTGAAGCCATTTATTGAAGATAGTTTCTAATGATAAGCATTGACCAGCTAAGGCATTTTATATTCCGAATTTGTTATGAGATGGGAGATAAATTTGGAACTAAAGATGCTGTTCAGCTTATTTTAGAAACTGGCTTAGTTGAATCAAGATATAAATATTTAACTCAACTTGGAGATGGTCCAGCTAAAAGTTTTTGGCAAGTTGAACCAGCAACTGCTGTAGATAATCTTCAACACTACTTAAAACATCGTAAAGGTTTATTAGCTAAATGCGTTGAGGTAAGTTATGTTGATTTAAAATATTGGCAAGTTTATAGCGAACCTTTATGGTCGGAAATACTTGAAAGAAGTTTGGCTGCAGCGATTATTCATTGTCGCCTCAAGTATTGGAGAGTGCCGAAGAGGATGCCAAATACCTTAGAAGGTAGAGCCAAGTATTGGAAGAAATATTATAACTCATCTCAAGGTGCTGGGAGCGAAGAAAAGTACATTGAAACGATTAAAGACATTCGAGGTGCTTTAGGTGATTTCTAAAACTGCAATAGTAATCCCAGACCAGCATTTTCCGATTCACGATCAAAGTGCTGTAAATTGTGCTTTGAAAGTTTTGGAAGTTGCCAAGCCAGATATATTTATCAATCTTGGAGATGTTGGTGAGTGGGAATCTGTTTCAGCTTGGAGGTGGCGAGATAAAAAGCAACCTCCCTTAGAATATCAACTACCTATAATTGATGAAGAAATTGAAGCTGTTAATGAGGGAATAGATCAATTTGATGAAGTATTAGATAAAATCAAATGCAAAGAAAGATATATCTGCGAGGGTAATCACGATTATTGGTTGAATAATTTTGTGGAGAAATATCCATATCTAAAAGATTACAAATTTCGCAAGGCTTGTTATTGGGATAAAAGAGGGTACAAGTTTTATTCAATGAATAAGCCATTAAGGATCGGTAAGCTGTCTTTTATTCATGGAGCCTACACAAATCTTTCTCATGCAAAAAAACACGCAGAGGTTTATGGAAATCTTGTTTATGGTCATACTCACGATGTTACTTCTCACGCAATCGGAAGATTAGATGGAACAGTAAAGGCTTGGAGTTTAGGTAACTTGAAAGATATGTCGAGAGAAAAGAATAATTGGTTGAAAGGCAGAATCCATAATTGGCAACACGCTGTCGGCCATATTACTTGGTTTAAGGATGGTAATTTTAGAGTAGAGGTTGTTGATATAGTAAAAGGGAAAACAGCATTTCGAGGGGAGATGATTGATGGAAGATAATTATGTAGAAAACCTTAATAAGTTAAGAGAATTAGCAGAAAGCGTTAAAAGTTTAGACATTTTAGATCCTACGTCTAAAACTATAATGCTAATCACTGAAATTATACAACGAGCAAAACTAATTCCAGAACTTGAGATGGTTGATAACATGGAAAAATTTGAATTAGAAGATTTTGAGGCTGAAGCATGAGTACATATTTAGAAGCTATTTGCACTCACGAAGATATGCAATCTATATTGCCATCTTTAGGTGAGTATAATAGAAATACAGTTTTAACATTGTGGGCAATACACTCTGGAAGTGTTTATAAATCACCAAGTTCTGGGAGAGTAGATGTCTTATATAGAGATGGTAATGAACTTACATCTGTATCTGATTTAGCATCTGTGAATTCTGATGGTGAGTATTTTTACGATAGTTCTGCTGATGTAGTTTATCTTTTTTCAAACGCAAACCCACAAACAAACCACACGATTGAGGCTGGTAAAGATTTTACGGATTCTGTAAATGAAGCAAGAAACAGAGCTAGTGAAATAGTTAGAAGCATTGTAGCTAAACCTATATATAAGAAAATTGGTGTTGGCTATCAAGGGGAAACAGCTAGAAACTATGATGAGGTATTAATTTTATCAGCAGCAGCAATAGCAGTAGCTTTAATGGTCAGACCTTTTGATAGAGATACAGCAGACGAAATAGAAGAAAAATATAACAATGAGGGCGATCCACCTGGAATGTTACAGTTGGTACGAGATGGCTTTATTAAACTCCATCACGAGTTTTCGGCAGATAGGTCGCAGGGATTGATCACTCCTGTAAATGTAGATTCCAATACGACAGCTTCTATAGTTGATATACAAGGATCGCCCACAAGAACTGATATAGTTCGTATTGAAATTACATCTGGGGGAACTTTAACCTATGGAAGTGTATCCTCTGTAAAATACAAAGTTTTGGCTAGTAATGATGATGGGCTACAAAATCAAGAGGTTGTTACGGAAGAAACAATAACTGGTGGATATGATACTCTTGCAAATGGAACTAGATTTAAAGGAAGTCAAGGTGTTTATACAACTGGCGATTATTGGTTTGTAGATATGGTTGCTGGTATTCCAGAAACTCAAAATGCTATAAGAACTTCTAATGTTCGGAGATATTAATGGCAATAATATTTAAGCCTAATCATCGCAGAGTTATTGATGCTCTTACTGATATAATCCAAACTGAATATCAAGGAACTCCAATATTATTTGAAGAGCCATCAAGATTTGTAAGCCGATCGCCACAATTTTTCAGCATCATTCCTGGAGATGCTACTTTGCTTGAAAATTATTCAGGTGGTTCATTGAGAGAATATGAAGTGTTTATTAGATATTATCTAAGAAAGCCAAGATTAATTAATTATAGAACTAATATATTTGATTATATGTCAGATAGAGGCGAAAGGTTAATTAGGTTAATAAATAATAATACAAAATACGAAGATAGCATAAACTCTTTTGCAGAATTAGAAACAACATTTGGCACATTGGCTGATGCTTTCAGTTCAATTGTTACTTACAGGTGGCATAATGGAAAAATAAATGACATTGACTATGATCCATCAAGATCAGAAGCAGAGGATAAAAGAGATTTACAAATATTTGAAGCGAATTTTTCGTGTAATGTAATGGAGCTAACATAATGAAATACAAAAAAGGAAAACTTTTCAAACGAATCACGAAGTCGCAAGACTATCATCGTATCGGAAAAGATAATTGGGAAAAATTAAATAAAGGTGAATCAGTAGATTTTGAGCCATTGAAAGAATTAGTGGATAAAGGCTATCTGATTGAAGAAAAAAAAGAAAACAAGAAAGGGGATAAATAATGGCGATTTCAGGTCAAGTTTATTCTGGTAAAAAATACCAAGTCTTGTTAGGTCGTCAGACTGGAGCTTCCTCTGCCGTAAATATGGGAACTGCTGGATCAACAAACTCAGAATTTGTTGAATTAGACATGGCCACAGTTACCGACATTGACTTCGCAGGTGGCTTAATAGCTGATAGAACTCTTAGAACAGGACAACAAGTAAAAAAAGGAACTGATCACTTTGTAAGTGAAAGAGGTTCAACAAAGTCTTTTAATTTTGAGTGGGTATGCTCTCATAAAGAAGGAATACAAATACTGCTTGAATTAATTAGCGAAGATACATCAAGCCCATTTGCTATCGCTGGAAATCACGAACCAGCTATTTACAAGCAAGGTGCTTCAACTGGTAGTTTGGCAACTATTATATTAAAAAACTTAGATGGTAATGCAGCAGCAACTCAGTTTAGAACAATGCACAGTGCAGCTTTGACAAATTTGAGTTTTTCTATGGATGCAACTGCAAATGGTGGTAGGCTTATAGCAAGTGGAACTTTTGTAACTGGTTATCAAGTTTCAACTGCAACTTCAAGTGTAACTAACGGACACACTCAAACACCATTTGTTAAAACTTTACATGACTGCACTACAAAGACAGTAAATGGTTCTGATGTTGTTGTAAAGGCTTTTAATATGGACATTGTAAACCCAATGGTTAGGGTAGGGTATCAAGGCTCAGATGGTGAGCCAGAGATGTATTCTAGGGCTGGAGAAATAACTTGTGCTGGATCGATTACTGTTCTTTATGATACAAATTCTGATGGATTCTTAGCTGAGTTTTTAACTAATCCAGCAGCTGGTAGTGCAGCTGGTGAATCGCCAATTATTTTATCAGATAATGCAACAGTTGGAAGTGGAAATTTTGCATTTGAGGTTTTACAAGCAGTATTTACAGGCCACAATTTAAACATTGAGGGAGCTGAAGAAGGCATGATGCTTGAATTACCTTTTGAGGGAACTGCAATCGCAGCAGAAAATCTATTTCGTGTTGATATAGATTAATTAAAATAGGAGAAGAGAAAAATGATAATAAAAGCTCTAGGAAAAGAATATAACGTAAAAGATATAACATACAAAGAGCGAAGAGAACTCCATCGTTTAAATGCAAAAGCGTTTTGGGATGGTAAAGTTGATCCAGAAAACTATTACGACATTTTAGAAAAAGTTTCTGAAATCTCTGGATTAGGTGAAAAAGACTTTAAGGGTTTATCTATGGTCGATGTAGATCAAATCCTTCAAGAAGTTTTTACACAATACATGGGATTATCAAAAAACGAAGATGGGGATTGAGTTTTTTTGTTTGGGCTTCATATTACAAACTTGAACCAATCGAAAGATTTGAAAAGTTTCCGTATAAAGCTCAATCCCCTTTAACTGTCAAACAAAAGGAATTTAAAAATGAGGCGAATATTTGGGAAGAAGTCGAAGCTATTTCTGAACTTGCTAAGACTTCAAAAACAAGAACTATTGGCCAACTCTTATATGATCTTGTACCTCTATTCGCCTCACCTAATTTCTTTTATAGTAATTGGATGCTCGATATTATGAATGAGTATCATTGGATTAAAAATTGGAATGTATCTCCAGGCAATTTAGATGATATTTCAGCTTTTAGATTGGATTGTTGGACTATTATAGAAAATGAAACGAATCAAATAAGTAAAAACGAGAGCAAAGAAAATGGCAAATCGCAGAATATTTGACCTAGTCTTTAGAACTAGGGGATTAGACACAGCCAAAAATCAAACAGATCAACTTGATAGTTCTTTTAACAATTTAGCTTCTACTGCTAAAACTGTTGCAGTAAGTTTTGTTTCTTTACAAACTGGGTTAAAAGCTGTTGAGATGGCTAAACTAGCAGCTCAAACTGAAACTGTAAGAAAATCATTTAATAATTTAGCAGCAGAGCCAGATAAGATGCTTCAATCTATGAAAAAAGCAACTGCTGGTACTATTTCAGAAATGGAATTAATGCAGAAGTTTAATGAAGCTGCTCTGTTAGGTTTACCTCTTGAAAGATTTGATGAAATGCTAGAGATTGCAAGAGGTGCAGCTCAAGCAACTGGACAATCAATGGACTTTATGCTTCAATCAGTTGTTGTTGCTTTAGGTCGTCAATCAAAGTTAATGCTTGACAATCTAGGTATTTTAATTGATACTGAATCTGCTAATGAAAAATATGCAACATCTTTAAATAAAACTGTTAAAGAGCTAACAGATCAAGAAAAGAAACAAGCGTTTGTCAATGAGGCATTGAGCAAAGGTCAGATTAATTTAGAAAAAATGGGGGGAATAACCGAAAGCTCTGTCGATGTTTTTGCTTCATTTAATGCAAGTTTAGAAGATTTACAAGTAACTATTGGAGAAGAATTACTTCCAGTAGTAATCCCTATCGTTGAGAGTTTAAAAGATTTAATTGAAAATTTAGACGTTGAAAAGGTCAAGGCTTACGGACAAGGCTTAGCAATTGTTACTGGTGGATTTATAGCTTATAAAACTGCAACAATGGGAGCTGTATCTGCTACAAGATTATTTAGAGGAGCATTAATCAAGTCTGGTATTGGTGCTTTAGTGGTTGGGCTTGGTGAAGCTATTCATGCTTATAGCGAATACAAAGAAGAGTCAGAAGATAGCACCGATGCTGATGAAGATTTTGTAGAAGTTCAGCAAAAAGTTGTAGAGGTTCAACAAAAGAGAATAGAATCTCAAGAAAAAGTTGTAGAAGCTAATAACAAAATGCTTGAAACAGTTCAGCAGCTTACTCAAGGCGATCAAACTGAATTAGCATATCAAGAATCATTAAAAGGATCGTATGCAGAGTTTATAGAGCAACAATTTATAACTTTAGAAAATAAAGAAAAAGAAGATAGATTTATCGAAAGATTTACTAAGGCTTATCCTCAACAAGCAAAAGCCTTAGGAATATTAACATCTTCTCAAAAACAACAAGCTGCTGCATTAAAAGATAATATTCAACTTGCTGGAGCTTTTGCCTCTGCTTTATCAAATGCTTTTGATCCAAATCAAAGTGGAGCTGAAGCATTTCAAGGTTTTATAATAAACGTAATAACTGCTTTGCAAGGTGTTGTTTTAGCAAGTAAGGCTGTAAGCGAAGCATTGACCACAACATTCATTCCTGGTTTAGGGATTGGTGGTGCAATAGCAGCGTTAGTTGCTTTAGAGGCTGCAAAAGCTGGAGTGCGATCTATTAGGTTTGCTCAATATGGTATGGATGAAATGGTATCACAACCAACATTAATTATGGCTGGTGAAGCTGGGCCAGAGAGAGTTCAAGTAACCCCAACAACTAGACCATCAAGCCAAAATGGAGGTGGTGGTATTACATTAAACTTTAATGGACCAGTAACAAATAAAGAGTTTATTAGAGATACAGTTATCCCAGAAATACAAAGAGTACAAAATTTAGGATTAGCTTGATATGGCTTTAAGTCAAGGTTCATGGTCGCCAACTTCTGGAATGAAAGAGAATTGGCTTGTTCAGTTATTTGAAACAGATGCTAGTGGATTCAAGGCATTTTCATTCTATGATCAAACAGTTAATTCAGTTGCATATTCTGGAATTATATTAAACTCTCCTAGCATAAGAGAATCTATAAATATATTTAAATCTTCATCATCGATTAGCAATCTATCTATTGAATTACAAGACGATTCAAATTTAAGGCAAGATTTATTATTTGGTACTAATTTTTATCTAAATGGAGATGTTAAGATATTTTCTAACCTTGATACATCTTCAAGTGTAGCTAACTTTAATAATATACCACAAATATATCAAGGCAGACTTGAATCAATTCAACACGATGATACAAAAATTACATTAAATATCGTGGCAAAAAGACCCTATGACAACGTATTTGTTCCAAATGTTTATAGTGCAGAAAAGGTTCCTTCACCTTTAGCCTACGGTAATTTTAGCGATACAGTTTCAGATAGGACGGCAACTACAAAATTAAATGGTACTCCAAACTTTTTCAGAAAAGTTCCTTTTACAAAATATGACACAACTGGTATATCGTTTATCACTGGAACAACTGCAGAAGATGAAGATGAGAATATATATACCTATCTAAGCAATTACGATGCTTTTATACATTATTCTGCTGGAGAAACTGAAAACTCAACAGCTGGTAATGTAAAAGTAAATAAAATGCCAGTAAGTGGTAAGTATATTTATCAAGTTCCACCAGTTTCCTCTACCTCTTCCACAACAAGTGCAGAAATAACATTAGCAAATGTCGCTAATTCTTTTGATAACAATGATGCAACTGAGGCTACTTTTACTTTTCCTGTAGGTGGTGTTTCAAATGGTACATATACTCACAAAGAAAGATATACCTTAGATGATGAGATTGAAGAAGGACAACAAGCCAGGGCATTTTTTGATGTAAGTAATTATAGTGATTTGCCAGAAGCTCATGTAAAATTATTTTTATTAGATGCAGACAATACAAATGTGGGAACTGGAACAGAACAAATATTTACAGGAAACGTATCTAATCGAACAGCAACTGTTACAGCTACAGGTAATGCTAAAAAGATAGAGGTGCAAGTACAATTTCAATATGCCTCTGGTTCTTCTCCAAGTGCAGTAGTCGAGTTAAAAGAAGTCTTTGCATATATTACAAAATTTGAGGATGAGATAGAATTTGCATATTTAGGTTATAGTGGAGAGCCAAGAGGTTATAAATCATCTACAACACGAGTTGATAAGATACATGAAGCACATCGCTCTTTTGTTCATAGTATATTAGGAGTAGATACGGATGGAGCTGGTTCAGCCGATCCAACTGGATGGAGTGATTTAGATACTGATAGAAGTTCCTGGACCATCAGATATAATCAATTAGAACCATTACCAGCCAAAAAGATTTTAGATAAGATGCAGTTTGAGGGTGGATTTATAAGCATATTTGAAGCCGATGGAGATGTAAGATATATCCATGTAAAGAATAGTTATAGTTCAGCCAATCACACTTTAGATAAAAATGATTTATTTAATATACAATACAGCCATACACCAATCTCAAATATCATAACAGATATTTTGGTTAATTATGATCCACATCCAGCAAAAAGTAGATTGTATAGAAATCAACAAACAGCCTCAGAATCAACGATCAGAAGCAATTACAATATAGCAACTGCTCAAGTTGTAACTATAAATTTAGATATGCTTTCTGGAGGAATAGGATCGGACTTAACACCATCTACACCTAATGCTGGTTTTATTAATTATTATGGTAATCTTCGAAGTTCTCCTAGAGTTATAATATCTGCTGAGGTAGTCAATCCAGCAAAATTTAATATGGAAATTGGAGATATATGTACCTTTTCATCAATGCTTCCAGCAACTGCATTTAACAAAAGTTTTAGTGGCACATATTTTATGATAACATCAATATCAAGAACACTTGGTAAAATTCAAGCACAATTTACGGAGGTTAGCTAATGGCTATTTCTACAGCAGCATTTGATGATGCTAGTGATGGAGGCTCAAAGGGAACATTTACCCCAGACAGAAACCCTAATATTGGAGTTCAATATGGAACTAACTATGAGGGTATTATTAAAAATCAAGCGATTGGTGGTGAGTGCTACACAGTAGAAAGATTTGGAAAGAGAAGAGGTTGGGCCATGACTTATTCTTTTTTAAATAGCACAGATCAAGAAAAGCTACAAGCATTAATAGATTACGCAGATGGTAGAAAAAACTTTTTCTTTTTTGATGAAGATGATTTTGGAAGTGGTGTTGATGCAGTTGATGGAATAACAAGTGGCAGTGGACATACCAATGGAACATATACAAATGTTGAGCTAACTGGTGGCTCTGGTACTGGTGTAAAAGCAACAGTTGTAATTAGCTCTAATGCTGTTAATTCTGTTTCTATCACGACAGTTGGCTCTGGCTATGCAGATAACGATGAACTAGGAATACCACTATCTGTTATTGGTGGAAGTGGATTACCTCATTGTGATGTTAATGGGGTAACTGCTGGGGCAAATTCTGTTAAGGTAAGGTTTGATCAAGATACTTTTGCATTTGAGGAAGTGGCACAAGGAGCGACAAGCATCACGCTGAATCTGATAGAACAATTATAATTTCTCTCCTCCTCTCTCCTCCTCCCCCTGGC